GGCATCGGCGGGCGCCCGACGCTCGTCAGCGGCGCGCCAGAGCGCGGCCCGCTGCACCTCGAGCGGCGGCACCTCGACGGCGGGCTCGGCCCGAAACAGGTCGCCCAGCGTGCGCCCGCCTTGCCCGACTGGGGCTGCGGGCTCGCTGCCGTTCTGCGCCGGGGTGGGGCGACCCGTGGGCGCCGCGGGCGCGGCCGGCATCGGCACGCCCTCGGGCTCGGGCAGGTCGAGCTGTTCGGCCTCGGCCGCCTGCGCGGCGGTCCAACCCATCGAGAACAGCTTGAGAGCGCGGTCGATGGCCTCGCTACGCGCCGCCAGCGCGCCGGGGTGGCTGGCCAGATCATAGGCACAGGTCACGCGCGACGCGCGTCCGGCCCAGCGCGTGCCGCCCTCGACGGTCGCAAAGTGCTGGGCCAGGGGGCGCAGCAGGCTCGCCTCCAGCCAGGTCACCAGCTCCAGGTCGAGGCTGTACTGAACCCGCAGCTGCGCCGCCGCGGTGGCGTAGGTCGCGGCCTCGCTGCCGACCATGACGGGGACCACGCCCAGCGCCATAAGTTGCGCGGCCCGCGCCGCGCTCTGGGTCTCGGGGGCGCGAAGGTCAGCGGGCTTGAGCCCCAACTCGGTCAGCTTGTAGCCGCCTGACGGGATGTGAACCCGCCGACCCTCCTTGCCTAGCGATTCGGTAACTTCCGCGCCCAAACGCTCGCGCTGCTGCTCGTCCATGAGCAACATCGCGGCCTCGGGCGTCGTCGCCTCGACGGCCAGATCGACGCCCCCCTGCTCAATGGCCGTCGTCGTGCGGGCCATGGCGGCGACCTCGGCGCGCGTGATGTCGCTGAGCGGCTGCGCGGCGCCCACGCCTATCTCCGCAGCGGCCGAGGCCTGCCACGACAGGAGCGCGATGGTGCAGACCTGCTCGTCGGGGAACCGCTGCTCGACGCCCGTCGCGGGCCGGTACACGATGACGCGCTTGCCGTTGACGTACTCGACCTGGACGGCGCCAGGGTGCAGCCGGTGCAAGCCGATGATGCGACGTGCGTCACCCTCCTGCACCCGGACGTGCGCGGTCCCGGTCATAAGCAAGTCAGCCTTGAGCTGCGCCATCAGGCGCTCTCCGGGCTCGCGGGGGAACACCCGCCCCACGTCGGCGGGGTCGGGCCGCTGAAGCAGGCGCAGCAGCGACGCCGCCCAGGGCTCGGTCGCGGGGTCGATGGGCTCGACAACGCGCCCGCCGGGGCTCTGGACGTAGCAGGTCAGCGGGTAGACCTGGAGCCCGATGCAGCGGTGCATAAGTGCCGCGTAGATGGCCGGCGACTGCGCCATCAGCTCCAGTTCGCTGACCGCGCCTGGGTTGGCGACGCGCGTCCGCGTGGTCAGCCCGAGGCGCCGGGTCTCGGATCTGGGGCGCGCGAGCGCCACCATTCGCGACCACGCGCGGGAGATGTAGGCACGGGCACGGGACAGCAGGGAGGGCGGGGTACGCATGTCCGCACGGTATGGCGGCAGGGGGGAGGTGCATTAGACCGCGCGGCCTACTGTCAGCGTGACACGGGGGCCATACCGTGCGAGCATGAACCTCGCCGCCCACACCGCCGCCCTGATTCGTGCTGGTCAGCCGCTGCCCATCGTCGGGCGCCTGCTCACCGACCGGACCGCACGCGGCGCCGAGGTGGTGCTCGACGGCGACACGGGCCGCGAGGCGCGCGCCTCCGAGGGCACCTGGGTCCTCAGCGACGAAGGCGACGCCACCGACGGCCACATCCTGCGCCAGTTCTGGAACATGCGCAGGAGCAACGCCGCCATCAACGTGCTCTACGATCACGGCCAGAGCAGCAGCCCGAAGGGCTCGATGCCGATGGGCCGCTGGGAAGACTTCGCGGTCGTCGCGGGCCTGCCCGACACCGTGGGCCGCGCCACCACCGCGCGCATCCGGTGGGCCGAGGGCATCGACTGGATCGACGAGGTCCGCAGGCTGGTGGATCAGCGCATTCTCGTCAGCGTCTCGACCCGCTGGATTCCCGGCGCCCTGGTGCGCCGCGGTGAGCTGGACCCCAGCGATCCACACTGGCGCGAGGCCATCGACGGACCGTGCGGCCCTGAGGAAGGCTTCGTTATGGGCTCCGAGGCCGAGCCCAACGAGATGGTCGAGAACAGCTTGACGCCGACCCCGGCGCAGTCGCGGGCCTACGCCCGTGCGCGGCTCGACGACGGGGCGGGCCGCGCGCTGGCCGCGTTGCAGCGGGGCGGTGAACCGTCCGAGGCCGACCTCTCGCGCCTGCTCGCCCGTCTGGCCGGCGACAACCGCGTCCGCGTCTACCTCCAGCACCTGATCGCCGCCGAGGTGCGGCGCCACACCCCGGCCGCGGCGACCCCGCGTGAGCTGACCCTCTCCGACATCCTGACCGCGAGGAGCCCCCATGTCTGACCTGCCCCTGCCCGCGCCGCTGCCTGCCGGCGACAACCTCAAGGCGCACCTTGTCGTGGACGCCATCAACGGCCAGCGCGCCGCGCTGGTGGACCTCAACAAGCGCGTGGCCGAGGGCGCGCTGAGCCACGGCGAGCGCCTGGAGAACATCGAGCGGCGCGTCACCGAGGCCGCCGACCAGCTGCGCAAGGCGAAGGAGGAGGCCGCCCTCTCGGCCCTCGGCGCCCACGCGGGCCTGCCGGACAGCGAGGTCAGCGCCCGCTACATGACCCCCCGCGGTCTTCGCCTGAGCGCGGGCGACGTCGCCATCAAGCTGCCCTCCGGCAAGGCCGGCACCGTGCGTGCCTGGGGCTACCTCGACGACCCGTGCCCGGTAAACGCCGAGCAGGTCGAGGCGCAGCGCGCCTATCGCGCCCTGGCGCTGGCCGGCTCCATCATGAAGCAGCGCGGCGAGCGGGCCTCTGAGCTGGTGGACGCCGCGTACACCAACCTGATGCGCGTGCTGGCCAAGACCCCGGCGGCGAGCCTGAGCCCCCAGGTGCGCGCCATTCTCGACGGCTCCGCGGGCTCGGGCCTCGAGATGCTGGCCGTCCCGACCCTGTCGGCCCTCCGCGAGCCCGTCCGGCTCCAGCGCCGCATCGCGGGCCTGATTCGCGTGCGCACCCAGACCTCGGACTCGTGGAAGGAAGTCTCCGAGGTCGGCAACTTCGTGATGCGCAAGCGGTCGGGCCGCACCGACGACCCGTCGCGCTACGAGCGGGTGAAGTTCACCAGCAGCGACGTCACCAACAGCGCCTACACCTACACGGCGCAGACGCTGATCGATGACAACCTGCTGAGCAACCCCGCGGCCATCGTCAGCATCACCGACCGCGCCATGGCGTTCCTCGACCGGATGGAGGCCGACACCCTCGAGATCCAGGTCCTGCACAGCGACAGCGCCGGCACCCACCAGGACACCATCAGCACCTGGACCCTGGGCAGCTACCTCACCGCGGGCGAGTTGGACGGCACCGACAGCCCGATCCGGCAGTGGGTCGGCTGGCGAGCCCGCGCCTTCGACGACTCGACCACCGCGAGCGCGGGCGGCAGCTTCGACGAGACCGACTGGTTCGGCACCGTCAAGCTGATGGGCAACCGCGCCGTGTCCCCCAACCTCGTGGCCGTGTGCGGCATCGGGACCTACTTCTCGGAGATCCTGCCGAACTCCCGGTTCATCAACCGGGACTATGTTGGCGACCGCGCCACCCTCATCACCGGCCAGGTCACGGACATCGGCGGCGTGCCGCTCATCCTGTCCGAGTTCATGGCCGACGAGTACGAGACCTCGGGCCTCTACACCGGCGGCGGCGGCGTCACCGGCCAGATTGTGGTCGCGGACCCCAGCGCCTACGCCTGGGACATGGTCCCGGCGATGGAAGGCGACTGGGAGGTCACCGAGCAGCACCGCGGCGCCGTCTACATCGGTCGCAAGCGCACCTACCGCCTGACGGCGACGTGCCTCTCGACCGACAAGCCCGCCGCCCTGATCCGCAACCTCTGAGCCGTCTGCGTCGCCCTCACGCTCTCACCTCGACGAGGATTCCCATGGATCAGCCCTGCGTTTCGTTCAACCTCACCCAGGCGGCCGGTGGTGCTGCGATTCGCCGCAACTGGCACCGTCCCGGGCAGACCGTCAAGATTCTGGCGATCAGCCTGGACCCGAACGCCACCAGCGCGACGAACGCCACCAACTACGTGGATCTGGCCTTCTACGTCGGCTCGACGCAGATCGGCTCGACGCGCACCACCAGCGGCAGCAGCCCCCTCACCCAGGGCACTGCGGAGTCGATCAGCCTGTCCAGCGTTGCGCGCAGCAACCTGGAGGTGACCTCCACGTCGCAGTTCTCGGCGCGCGCCACCCAGGCCGCCAGCGGCGTCGCCCTCGATGTGCAGGTGCACGTCGTGTACGAGGCGATGTGATGATCGGCACCACCTGCACCCTGATGCTCAAGGCGGGCCAGTCCCTGCTGCGCACCAAGGGCGTCACGCTGGCGCCCGATGCGCCCGTGCGCGTGCCCGCCGACATTGCGGGCCGCATCCTCCAGGGGCACAGCGACGAGGTCCGGCTGGTGGACGGCACGCCCATCGAGCCCCCGAGCAACGCCACCAAGGCCGCAGCCCTGCGCGCGCTGGTGGGTCCGGACAACGGTGCGGCGCTGGTCGAGATCAAGGCCATCCCCGCCGCCGCTCGCCGCGTCCTGCTCGACGAGAAGGCCACGCCCGAGGCCGTCGCCGAGGCTGCCGGGGCCGCGGGCCCCTGGGCCGCCGCGCTGCTCTGCCGGCTGACGGGCATGGCGAAGCGCGCGGAGGCCTGCGCGGCCCTCGCGGAGTAGGCCGTGGGCCTGCTCACCTTCGACACGCTCCGGGGGGACTACCTCCCGGACGTCAGCGCGTCCGACACGGAGTCGGAGGCCATCCTGGGCCGCGCGCTGGACCGCGTCGAGGGGCTGATCAGCGAGTACCTGGGCTACCCCGTCGGCGCGTCTGGGGCGGCGCCCACCTGGGCCTCCACGAGCTACACGCTGCGCCTGCGCGCGGTCCGCGGTGATGACCAGCGTCTGCTGCTGCCGGTCCGGCCTGTGACGGCCGTCGCAAGCGTGTACCAGGACACGAACATGGAGTTCGCCGCCGCCGACCTGGTGACGAGCACCGACTACGAGACCGAGCACCTGCGCGGCGGGACGTACCTGCACCTCCTGCCCGATGCCACGAGCATCGCCGCGTGGAGCACCCTGCCGCGTTCGATCAAGGTGAGCTGCACCGCGGGCTACACCAACGAGGCGGCGATCCCCAAGGCCCTGGCCGACGCCGCCTATCGGTGCGTGGCAGACTGGTGGACGGGTCGCCGCACGCGGGCGATGGAGTCCACGTCCCAGGGCGGCGTCTCCCAGACCCGCGGCGAGCTCAAGGCCCTACCCGCAGACACGCGGGAGATCCTGACCCCCTGGATGCTGCTCGGCCGCCTGGGGGCGCGATGAGCCGCACCCTGCGCGAGGCTTCGGCCGAGTACCGCGAGGCGGTCGCGGCCATCCCCCAGGCCATCTATCGGCACCTGCGCGGCGTGGCGCTGACCGGCGAAGCGCGGGCGAAGGAGAACGCGACGACCTCGCCGCGCGTCCGATCGGGCGTGCTCCGGCGCTCCATCCGGGGTGAGCTGGAAATCGCCGGCGACGGCGTCGTGCTCGGGCTCAGCGCGGGCGACAACGGCACCGCCGCTGAGCGGTACGCGATGCTTCAGGAGCAGGGTGGGCGCGTCGTGCCGCGCAACGGGCGGTTCCTCGCCATCCCGACCGGCCCGGCGCTGACCGGCGCGGGCGTCGCGCGATACTCCAGCGCGCGGCAGGTGGCCGGGCTGCGCTTTCAGCCGATCCGCGGCGGCACCATGGGCCTGCTGGTGCGCGACGTTGGCGGGCGTCGCGCGCGCAGCGAGGTCTGGTTTTACCTGGTGCGCTCGTCCCAGGTCCCGGCGACGCGCTTCCTGGGCCGCGCCTGGGAGCCAACGGTAGCGGACGCGCGGGCCGAGGCGCAGCGCGCGCTCGACGAGGTGCTGCATGCCGAGTGACCCGCGCGACTGGGCTGTCTACAACGCGGTGGCCGACGCGTTGCAGGCCATCGACGGCACCGGCAGCTACCACACGGACGTGTCGGCGCGCCTGGGCCGCGGCACCTACCCGGTAGACCGCCCGCCGTTCGCGCCCCCCTGCGTCGCGCTCGGCTACCTCGAGCTGAGCGTGGCCGACGGCCCCGAGCTGGGCGGCGCGCGCCACGAGCTTCAGCTCATCGTCCAGGGGTGGGCCGCAGGCGCGACCTCGACAAGCGCCGAGGCGCTGATGTATGCCGCGAGCAAGCTGCGCGCCGACGTGTCCCAGGCCCTCAAGGCCAAGCGGACGACCGACGACGAGAGCGCGCTCTACACCGTCGAGACGCTGGCCCAGTCGTGGAACGTCGTCGACGCACGTCAGCTCGGGGTCAGCCTGGGCGCCGGGTACTGCGCCTGCACCATCACCGCTACCTACACCGTGCACAACAGCGAGTCGGAGTAGACCATGCCGCAGGGGATTACAGGTTCCATCGCATTCGGCGCGGAAACCACGCCAGGAACCGCCGTTAGCGACACCGCGGCCATGAGGTTCATGAGCTGCGACATCGACCACAAGGACATCAAGTCCGAGGTGGGCGACACGTCGCGCGGGTCGGGCGGCGCAGCCCGCAACCGGGTGCGCGACCGTCGCGAGGTGGGCGGGACGCTGGTCTTCCCGCCCTCCTACGTCGCCACCGGCCACATCATCCGGGCCGCGCTGGGCTCCGTGACCACCTCCGGCAGCTATGACCACGCCTTCGTCAGCGAGGTGCCCGAGACGGTGCCGTCGCTCACCGCGCGCATCGCCTGGGGCAACAGCGGGTACGTCGGTCGCTACGTGGGCCTCAAGGTTCAGAAGCTGTCCATGGAGTGGACCGGTGGCACCGGCGCCGGCAAGGCGACGGCGACGTTCGTCGGAATGGACTACGAGGACTTCGCGAGCGGTACGCCGACCGCGGCCACCAACGCCGAATACATCCTCGCGCATCACTTCGGGACGATCGGGTGGAACAGCACCACCTACTCCAAGGCCAAGACGCTCAAGATCGACATTGAGAACGACGTGCAGCGGAAGTTCTACGTCGGTTCTCTCATCAGCGCCGAGCCACTGCCCGAGGGCGACGGGCGCAAGAAGATCCGCGTCGTGGCCGTGATGGACCTGACCGCGGCGCAGCTCGACAGCCTGCGCGACGCCCAGACGGCCCAGACCCGCAGCAACTGGACCATCACCGCGACCGGCCCGTCGAGCCAGGCCATGGCCATCACGGTGCATAACGCCGAGATCGTCGAGTTGTCGGCGCCCATCGCAACCATGGGGACGTTGCCCGTGACTGTCACCTGGGCGGCCACCGACGACGGCACCGGAAAGGACGGCATCGCCATCACCATCACCAACGCCGCCGCCAACTACTACGGGTGAACCATGCTTCCTCCTGCCGCTGAGACATGGGAGGTCCAGGGCGTCGCCGGACGCGTCTGGACGGTGCGTATGCCGCCCGCCGCCGACTGGCTGATGGGCGGCGAGGTGGCCCAGGCCCTGGCCATGGGCGCTTCGGACGGCGCGGCCCTTGCGCGCCTGATGCACGAGCCCCCCGAGCGTCGCACGGCTTTCCTGATGGAGATCCTGGCGGCGCCGCGGCAGGTGGACCCGGAGCAGCAGCGCGAGCAGGCGACGCGGCTGCTGACCCTGCTGAGCTACGTGCTGCCCGGCGCGGTCGTGGCGTGTACCTGGGGCGGGCAGACCCAGCGGGTGCAGGTGGTGCTGGAGCTCCAGGACGAGACCCCCGACGACGCGGGCGAGGTCGAGGTCGAGCACCGGGCGGTCGGCAACCCTGCCCTCCTCGGCGACTGGGTGGCGATCTGGCGGTCCCTGCGCCACCGCAGCGGCCAGGGGGCCGCCCGCGGCCGAGCCTTTCGCGACGGAGTACCCGGAGGCCCTGCTGGTGGCGGACGCGACGGCGCGCCGGTACGGGACGCGGCCCAGCAGCATCCTGGGCGCGGCTGACCCGGCGATGGCCGCCTACCTCGACGGCTGCGCGGCGGCGCTCGCCCGCACCTACGAGGCGGACCGGCGGCCCGCTGATGTCCCTGTGATGCCCGTCGTGGTCTGGGGGTAGCCATGGTGGTCCGCGAGTCCATCGTCTTCGACGTGTCCCAGGCCCGGCCCGCGCTCGACGAGGTCGGGCTGGGGCTGCGCGGCG